CCGTCGACGTACTCGCCGGCGTCGTTCTGGAAGTCGCGCACAGATGCGTCGGTCATCGGTCCAAACATGCCGTCGACAGGTCCGACCTTGTAGCCCTTGTCGGCGAGGGCCTGCTGGATCTGCTTCACGCGGGCCTTCGCCTTCGAGCCTCGGCGGGTGCTCGCGCCTGGGTACGGCGGCACCTGAGCTGCAGTGAAGGTCGGACTCGCGGCTGCAGCTGCAGGTGGGCCGCTGGTCAAGCGGTCTTCGATCGAGGTGTCCCAGTGCCAGGTCTCGCGGTTGACCTCGAGGTGAATGTGGTCGTTCTTGCCTCCAGGCGGCCGGTTGATCCAGCCCTTGCCGACCTGCCAGTAACGACGAGCCCAGTAGTCGTGGATGCGTTGGATGCCGAGCAGCTCGGCGTTCTCCTCAAGCCACGGGATGATGACAGTCTCGACAGCTTCCCGCGTTGGTGTATCTGTGTGGTCCTCGGTTGCGCGATAAGACAGGTCGAGGCCGGCACCGAAGGCGTGCGAGCTCCAGCGGGTGCCTCCGCGGATTGGGCGCTTGACGTAGCAACCTAGATACCAGAAGCCCCAGGTCTTCTCTGCGTACTTGCGGATCTGTTGCAGGTTAGGCGAGCAGGTAGTGAACGGTGCCGCGGGTGTGTCGCGATGCCAGTTGTGATACTTCACTGCTGGCCCTTCTTGCCGATGATCGGCTGGACATCTTTGCCGCCTTTGGCTGCGATGCCGTTGCCGACCGCGTAACCGACGATGGTGCCGAGCATGCCGGTGCCGGCCTCATTCGCGATCGAGTCGGCGACCATGAGGACGGCGATGACGATCATGGCGACCATCGCGATCAGGGCCTTCGGTGGGTTCGTGAGGTTCATGTTTTAGTTCTCCACTATTGAAACGATGGCCCCCACCGCGATTGCGGCGAGGATGACGATCATCACGATCATGGTGTGTCGGGTTCGGGTGGTGCGGTGAATGTTGTGCCGTCATATGTCCAATCGGGGCCGCATGGTGTGTCGTCCACGTTCACCAACTCGCCATTTAGTTCGATTGGTGTGACACCATCCCAGACGATGACGTTCACGACAATGCCGTCGATGATGTGTGCGTATTTCATGCGTACAACTCCACAATGACGATGCCGGCGCTGCCGTTTCCGCCTGCGCGAGCAGCGGGGCTACTCGCGCCGCTGTTCCATCTTATGTATGCGCCTGCTCCGCCTGCGCCATACCCGACAGCATTCCCCCCTGCGGCCGAAGTATTACCAGCTCCTCCCGTGTATGCGGCACCGCCGTCGCCGTAGCGAGAACCGCCACCATGTCCTGGTTGCTGCCCTTGAAACGATCCTGGAGCGACGATAAATCCATAAGTTCCGTTCTGTCCGCCTCCGATTATGTCGCCTGTTGTTCCGACGCCTGCTGAGCCGTTGGGAATAACGCGCAAGTTCGCTCCGGTGTTGCCGTGAAAGGCTGCGCCGCCACCAGCCGCTACTGCGTCGCTACCAAACGACGACCCACCGCCATTGACACCGTTGTTTGCGCCCGCTGCGCCACCCGCGCCACCGGCCCCGACCGTCACTGTGACTGATGCGGCCATACCTGCAATATCGGTGATGAAAGTCTCGGCCCAGCCACCGCCGCTACCGCCACCACCCGCACCGCCTTGACCGGTGGCAGTCGCGACATCGACTGCGCCGCCACCACCGCCACCACCCTGTGCGATTACCTTCACCGCCCTCAGCCACGGATACGTTGCTTTCGTGAACGTGCCAGATGAGGTGAAATAGACGGTCTGGACGTAGGCGTAGCCGGTGCCGATAGAGCCGTCGATCGCGTCGGCAAGGTTCTCGATGGCGGTGGCGCCGTCGGCGACGAAATCAGACGACTCGGGATAGGGCCACGATCGGTTCGAGGTTGTGCCGGCCATGTCGTTCCTTAGAGCTCGATGAGGCGGAGATCCGCCCATGTCGTCGTCGCGTCCACACTAGACCATGTGAGGGTCGGTGTGACCTGTTCCCACTTCTGTGCGCCACGGGAGAAGCCAGCAGTGGAGATCCACAGCACAGCGTCCCATGTGGTGCTGCTAAGTCGGAACGTGATGCCTTCAATGAAGAACTGGGTGGGTGCGCCGGTGAACAGGGCGGGGATGGTGATGAGTTGGTCTGGGCCGAGGTTTTGGATGACGGTCCAGAGGCGGGCTGCGGTCATGGTGTGCAGCGGGATTGTGAGCTGCTCGAGAACCCAGCCGTTGACGTAGTACCGCTGCAGCTTGTCTTCTGCGAGCCCTTCGGCGTCGTTTTCGTATCTGATGCGTGTCGCTATCTGCCGTTCGGCGAGACCGTATGTGTCGACTCCTGGCTGATAGGTCTCGGCCCAGATGCCATCGGGGAAATCTGTGCCGTCCTCGGTCCCGATCACGGTGACACGGTTGATGAGGTCCTCCACGCGGCGTGCAAGGTTCCACTGGTCGATGATCTCGCCGGCCGTAAACGTGATGTCTGGTGTGAGCTGCGACCTCGAAGTGACGTTCGAGGTGATGACTTCGGGCCCGTATGTCGTAGCGACCGCTGTCGGGCCCCACGGCATGGTCTGCGTGACGTAGCCGCCGATCTCGGATGCTGCGACCTCGGTCAGCACTTGCAGCAGGTTCTGGTTCTCAAACGTCGGGACACGCACAGCTGTGGTGCCTGACACGCTGCCAAGCCTGTCGTCTTGATCGCCCAGGTTGTACAGCGTCGTGAACGCCGAGCTCGAGGTTGCCTCGATTAGCGACGGGTTCGCTACCGTTTGCCGGCCGATCTCAGCGAGCGGGCGTGTGATCGCTGTTATCGACACATAATCACGGCCGGCGATGACATCGGTTATCGCGCCGTCAAACAAGCATTGAGGGTCGGTGGGGTGGCCGTCGATGGTGGCGAACACTTGCCAGCGGAGACCGATGACGAACGTAGCAAGGGATGGTGCGCCGCTTTGGTTCCACAGCAGCGTGAACTGGCCGGCGGAGGGGCGTGCTACGTCGTCGATGGATTGGCGGCCGTGTTGCAGGCTGATCGCGTTGAGGGTGTAGCCGCTGATCTCGGTGCCGTTGGCTATGGTGCCGTCGGTTGAGCCGTAGACAACGGTGAGCTCGTAGGTCATAGCACGCTGATGCTGCCGCCTCTTTGGGCGTCACGGTTGAGTAGTTCGCGAACCTGCTGCGCTGTTGACACTGGGTCGATCGCGCCGTTGATGTTGATGACGGTGCCGTCTTTCATTCCTGACTTCGTTCCACCGATCTGTGTGCTTGACAGTGGTGTCGGCACTGCTGCTGCGGGTGTGAAGTTGCCTCCGCTGACCATGCCGGCAGCTGCTGCGATCTCGCTCGAGGTGAGCATGGTGACGGCGGTGTCGGCCATGTGTTGGAACACGGCGATGTCTTGCATCACGCGGTCTAGTTCGCCGCGTTCGATGTCAAGCAGCATCTGCGCCTGGGTGACCGCGGGGATGTTGCCGAGCTGTTCGATGACGTTCGCGAGTTCGCGATAGACCTGCTGGTTCGCTTCGGCTGCTTCGCGTGAGTCTTCGCCGAACTCTGCGGTGATGCCGGCAGCTTCCGCTAGGGCGTCGGTGAAGTCATTGACGGCTTGTTCGTTGTCGAACGTCTTGAACAGCAGGTCGAACTCGTCAATTAGGTCGCGGTTCATGTCGGAGATGAACTGCTGCACCTTGTGGTGCTCTTCCATGTCTTTGTTCGTCTTCGCGATCGCCGACTCCATGTCTTCGATCGTTGGGTGCAGCTCGCTTATCAGTTTCTCGGCTTCGCTGTAGTCGATGTTCGCGAGCTGCTGCTGGTACGCAGCCTCGGCGATCATTTCGGCCAGCTCAAGTTCTGCTTCGCCGTAACCTTCGATCGCTGGCACGAGCTCGTCTTCGATGATGACGGCCTGCTCCTCGAACACGTTGTTTAGCTTGTCGATCGACACGAATGGGATCTTGTTGGCTACGTCGATGAGCGTGTTGACGAAATCGACAAACTTGCCGGCCAGCCACGCCACGGCATCGCTCACAGCGTCAAATGCGATCTTGACGGCTTCGACGATCTTGGTGACTACGCCGAACTTCTTTTCGAGCGCGATCAGCGTCACGATTAGGCCGGCGATAGCGACCGCGATCAGCACGATCGGGTTCGCTGCGAGGATTGCGTTGAACACGGCTGTGGCGGCGCTGGCGATGCCTGTGGCGACCGCGTAGAGCTTCATGGCGACGTTGTAGGCGACGACAATGCCGGCGACGGTGCCAACTGCGACGCCGAGCCCGATGATGAGCTCGGTGTTCTCGCCGACGAACG